CAGTTCATTGATAGACAATTTTATAGAAAAAGATATCCTGCGCAGAGTTAAAATCACTTATGTACTATATGAATGTAGACAAATAAAAATAAACGAGCTGGCCACGAATATAAATACTAGCTTTAACACAATCAAAAAGGATTGTTATACGATCGCCTCTAAATTAGAAAACGACTTAGTTTCCTATAAAATATCCCGATCAGAATTATCCTTTCAATTTAAACCGGACACTAGCTGTTATGAGTTGGTTCGCAAATTATATTTAGATTCACTTTTTCTGAGAGTATGCTACCGATACCTTTTGGGAAAAAATAATTATACTTCAATCTCTGAGGATGAATTTATTTCAGTGACCAAAGTGTTCAATTTAAAAAAGAAGTCTGAGAGATATTTTCGGCAAAGTTTAGGACTCAATTCTGAAGGAGAAATTGACTTCGATAATAAATTGAAAATAAGGTATATTTTTTTAGCTATCTGGATGCGGGGAATTGGCATTAGTGAGCTTAATAAAAATCCGCTCTTCTTCCAATCTGAAAAAATTGCGCTTGCTATAAGTGAGCTTTTAAAAAACAGACTCAGTAAAAAAAGTCTGCTTTATCTGCAATACTCAATTTTTTTAAGTCTTACAAGAAGAGATACTCTAATGATAGAAGCCGAAACGATCGCGTTTTTGAAGACAGGAATTATTTTTAATAGCATCAACACTTGCTTTTTACAGCAAAACGTAGAGATGGATGATCAAAATTTAGCATTCATTTCTTTTGTTTATAAAAATTTGCCTTACAACCCAGAAAGCTACCGATTAATTGAAGTAGACTATCAATACTATCGTACCCGTTTAATCAAAAGTCATCCTTCTGTTGTTCAGCTGATCAGAAATTTCGAGGCAGGATTCGAAATGAATCTACTCGGGGAAATGGAATTTGAAAAACCCTTGATGGATTTAGTCTATACCACCTCTTTCGGAATTAATGAGTTTTTACTTAACCAATACTTTTTTATAAACAGCAATGATTTCCATATAAAAGAAAAAGTAAGTAAAATCATATGTGCTTGGTTAAAAGAATACTTTTCAAATACTATCACCATGTCTGAATCAATCATTTTGCAGTTTTGTCAACAAGTCATGCCGCTTTTAAAAAAAGGTGAAAAAAAGAAGATTCCCATCATAATTGTTGCTAAAGATGAATACTCTCATATGTTGTTTAGGAACAATATTAACAAGATCATTTCAGAAAACTATTTTTTTATCAATGATGAGATTTATTATTCCATCGACGATATCCCTGAATTATTTTTTAACATTCATTGTTTTATCGTTTGCGAACGTTGCTTACTAAATCAAGAGCGAAAATTTATTCTTCCAATCTCCATCAATAACTTGACCAACGATTTAAAAGATATCTCAAATTACATCTTCACATGCGTTTTGACAAAATAATTATACGCAACACTACTCCATCTGAAACGAAAATACTTTTAGAAAAAAAATGGACCTTTAAATAGAAAAAAGACACTTCCCAATTGGAAAGTGTCTTTGAATTTCTGTATAAACGAATTAACGTTTTGAGAATTGTGAAGCTTTACGAGCTTTCTTAAGACCTGGTTTTTTCTTCGTATCATTGAATAAGTTTGAAAAACCTTGATTTATAAAGGTTTTCCCGTAAATATATTTTATTATATTTGATTAAATTTGAAATGTTTGTGTTCTAAAATGTGTTCTAATTTAAAGGCAGTATATTTCGTATTTTAGATTAAATTTTTAGGCTCATTCATTCTCAAATCCATTCTATTCAGTCAATAAAAATTTTAAAAAGACTTTATAAACAAAGATGTTCAAGCGAGCATCTTATTTTTTTGTGCTTAATTTGAAAGGAGAACATTTCATGTATAAAAAACAAAAAAAGAAATTATGTGTATTAACTATTTTGAGTTTGGCTGTTCAAGCAATTGTTGGAGCAATTGCTCCTACGATTGCTTTTGCTGATGAAATTACCCATCCACAAACGGTAACCGTAGAACTAGATTTAGCACATCAATATGCTGTTGAAGGAACTTTTAGTGATGGTCGTCCAATGTCAGAAGTCACTGTTCCGCATTATGCAGTGTACAACGGCTTTAAACAAGATATTTTCTGTATTGAACCAGGAGTCCCGATTTACAATGAGTTCACTCCTGGCTATGAGAAAAACCCGTTACCAGATATGTCCGATAAAGCCAAATTAGTTTCCGTTTTATGGAAAAAAGTAGGTACAGATGCAGATACTCATATTGTGGCACAGAAGATGATCTGGCAAGAAGTTAATGGGTATACCCTTCACTCAATAAAACGATCAGATGGTAGTGCCGTAAATATCGCAGCCATTGAGGCAAAAATAAATCAAGCCATTGACGATTATCAGAAGAAACCAACCTTCCATAATAGTACGGCTAAAACAGTATTAGGGCAATCGACTACTGTGACGGATACGAATAATCTGAATTTGTCAGAGTTCGATGAGGTTGTGGAAAATACCGCAAACATTGATTATCGTGTGAATGGTAATCAGTTGATAATCACCCCAAATGCCAATTCAAAAGAAAGTGGTGTGCTGACGCTTAAGAAATCTGCTGGTACCGGAACACCTGTCGCCTATAAAAAGGCTGGCCAACAGACTTTAATGGCCGGGGCGATTGATAAACCTAATACCTACACAATCAAAATTGATGTGGAAACGGAGGGTTCTTTAAAGATCAAAAAAGTCGATAAAGAATCGGGTGATGTTGTACCAGGAACGGTTTTCCATTTAGACTTTGGAAAAACTTTACCTGCAAAAGACGTGACTACTGACAAAGAAGGCATTGCTACATTGGATGAGATTCCTCATGGTACAAAAGTAACCATTACCGAAAAATCAGTACCGGCGCCTTATACGATTGATACCACCCCCATGACTACCACCATTAAAGCAGGCGAAACCATTTACGTGACTTCAAAAAACGCACGGGAAAAAGGGCAAATCATTCTGGATAAAAGCGGAGTTGAAACAGGGAGTGATCTTTGGAATGACAATTATTCCTTAGCTGGTAATACGTTTGCCATTCGCAAAGACAGTCCAACCGGTGAAATCGTTCAAGAAATGACCACGGATGAAAACGGTCATGCGGAAACACCAAAAGAGATTGCTAATGCGTTGGAATTGGGAACCTATTATGTGACCGAAACTAAAGCTAGTAATGGGTTCGTGAATACGTTCAAACCTGTAAAAGTCGAATTGAAGTATGCCAATCAAACCGTAGCCCTTGTTGCCAGTAACGTAAAAGGGCAAAATCAAGAAGTCACTGGCGAAACCACTTTGACGAAAGAAGACAAAGATACTGGGGATAAAGCACAAGGTAAGGCAGTCTTTGAGGGTGCTGAATACACCTTGTTTACTGCTAAGGATGGAAAAGCTGTTAAATGGAGTGAGGCTTTTAAACCAGAGTTAGCGAAGGGAACGAAAGGTTCTGATGAAACGGTCACTTTGACTTTAGACGAAAAGAACCAAGTTGCCGTTAAACATTTAGCTATCAACGAGTATTATTGGCAAGAAACAAAAGCGCCCGAAGGATATAGCCTTGATGAAACAAAGTATCCTGTATCCATCAAAAAGGTGGATGATAGCGAAAAAAATGCCGTGATTACCCGAAATGTTACGGCAAAAGAACAAGTGATTCGCTTTGGCTTTGATTTCTTTAAATTTGCTGGATCAGCTGCGGGCACTACCGAAACTGGCTTCAATGATCTGACCTTTAAAGTGTCGCCATTGGAAGGGACCAATGAAATCACAGGTGCCGAAGATGAAGCGACCACAGCTTATAACGAGCAATTAGGGTTTGATGGTTATGGCAAGTTTGAAAATCTTCCTTATGGGGATTATTTACTTGAAGAAGTAGAAGCCCCAGAAGGTTTTCAAAAGATTACGCCATTAGAAATCCGTTCTACTTTTAAGGAAAACAAAGAAGACTTTGTGAAGAGTGAGTATGTCTTTACCATTACCGAACAAGACCAAAAACAACCAATTAAAACGGTGACCGTTCCTTACGAGAAGCTGACGAACAAAGCATTTTCTGTTAGTTTGAACCGTTTAATGCTCTATGATTTGCCTGAGGAAGAAGATAGTTTAACTTCTCTTGCGACTTGGAAAGACGGAAACAAAGAATTAACTTCTCTGGATTCTACCGAGCTAGTTGATAAATTGAGTTACAATCTACATGAAATCAAAGAAGACTGGTATGTGGTAGCGCAAGCCATTGATGTGGATGCGACAAAAGCTGCCCAAGAAAAAGATGAAAAAGCCAAACCAGTGGTGATTGCAGAAACAAGCGCAACGTTGGCGAACAAAGAGAAAACAGGAACTTGGAAAATTCAGCATAAATTAACCGCCGAACAAGTTTTAAATAAAACTATTGTCTTATTCAACTATGTGTATGAAAATAAGGAAGCTTTTGAAGCAGGCGATAAGCCAGTAGCGAAGGATGTTAGCTTGAATAATCAAGCCCAAACTGTTAATTGTACGGTGGAACGTCATGTTTCTATCCAAACAAAGGCCCACCTAGAAAACGGTTCTCAGACCTTTACTCATGGTGATGTGGTGGATATGTTTGATGATGTGTCGATTACTCATGATGTACTGGATGGCTCAAAAGAAGCTTTCGAAACAATTCTGTATGCTTTATTACCGGATGGTACAAACAAAGAAATTTGGAAATCTGGCAAGATTGATTATGAAGTAAATGATAAAGAATTCACCAAAACTGTGCTTGCGAAAAAAGTAGATACCGGAAAATATCCAGAAGGAACCAAGTTTACTTTTGCGGAAATCAATTACGATAAAGATGGGAATATCAATGGAAAACACAATGAAGATTTGAAAGAAAAATCTCAAACCTTAACACCAAAAGAAGTTCCAACCATACTAAGTACGCCGAAACAACCGGAAACACCAACTGTTCCAAGTGGCTCTCAAGAATCTAGTCCCACAGTGAAGACCTTCCCTCAAACCGGGGAGAAAAATTCCAATGTTTTACTGTTCATTGGTTTTACTTTGATTTTTGCGACGGCGGGCTATTATTTCTGGAATCGCCGGAACTAAGGTGATGAGATGATACAAGTAAATCCTAAGAACCAACGTGCGCGACCGCCTCCTAAAAAAGTAGTCGCGCTATTTTTGTATCCAAAACTAACAATGAAAAGAGGAAAAGAAGATGGAATTGAAATTTGTCGTGCCAGATATGGCTGAAACCTTTGGAAAGTTAAGTTATGCCGGTGAAGGAGAAATTATAACAGAAGGATATGGACGGAATACTACGGTGATTGGTCGCAGTTATCATTTGTATTCCAGTAAGCAACGGGCCGATGATATTGAGGTGGTAGTAGCTGCGGAAGCCGGTGAAAAGGATTTTGATCAAGACCAACCGCTAAAAGCCGTGAATCCCCATTTGGTTGCCAAAGGCTATGAGATTGAGAATCGTGGGTTTACTGATTACGTGTTGTATGTTGATGATTTAGTGAAAGCATAGGAGGAAAAGAAGATGAGATTAACAGAAGGTATTGTCGTAGATTCAGGTTTAACATTTGGGAAGTTGCGTTTTTCCGCATTACGCCGAGAAGTACGGAAGCAAAATGAGGATGGAACAATTGGTAATGAGGTAAAAGAACGAACCTATAATTTAAAATCCTCTGCACAAGGGCGAATGATTCAAGTTAGTATCCCGGCTAATGTACCCTTACGCGAGTTTGCTTATGATGCAGAGGTAGAGTTGGTCAATCCAATCGTGGATACCGTTGCCAATTATGTTTTTCGAGAAGGAACTACCGTTAATTGGTTCATTAAGGCGGATGATTTAGTCTTGAAGCGGCAGCCGAATCAAGGAAATCCTACGAACCAAAATGAAAGAAAGAAATAGGTGAAGATTATGGAAATTAATGTTGAACATATTTTAGATTGTCTCGATCAATATGGAAAAGGCGAGCTGACTGAGGAACAACTCGTTAAAGCATTAACCTCTGATGAAAAAATGTTTCTGATTATACATCAAGGTTTACTTGGAGAAAATAGCGACAGTGAAGAAGACTCTGATGTACTAGACTGGTTAGGAGAAGAAGAGTCTTTCTTTATAGTTGTCGAAGTAAATGAAAACTTATGTCGGCAGGCAGAATCCATTTTGGAAGAAATTGGTGTGGAGATGCCGGATGCCATTGAAGGCTTTTTAAATCAATTGGTTGAAACGAAACAACTCCCCTCCTCGTAGCAGTAAATGACTAGCATAACTTTTTGAAATTGCCTAATGAAATCCTATTGGGCTTTTTCGATTGGAGGTGGAAACCATCAAAATGTACAAAGGACATCGCATACGCGCAGGAGATCAACACTTGGTTTATCACTTTGTTCTTGGCTGGCTACTCGCTCTGTTCATCGGTTGGATGAGCGTCTTTTATTTTCAAGAGTTTAGACAATTTGATATTTCTAAGCTATCACTTTCTACTATTGAAATCGTTTGGTCTATAAAAGATTTAGTATGTCTGCTTGGAAGTCTCGCTTTTTCAGGAGCTATGATATTGCTTTATATTCACTTTTTTCCTGATCATTGGCGAAGCTTGTGGCATCGACAAAAGCTAGCTCGGATGATTCTAGAGAACCATTGGTATGAAGTGAAACAAACTCAAAGTGAAGGCTTTTTCAAAGATTTGAATAGTAGCCGAACCAGAGAGACTATCAGTTACTTCCCCAAAATCTATTATCGAATGAAAGATGGATTACTGTCTATTCGCGTTCAAATTTCACTTGGGAAATACCAAGATCAGCTTTTAAAATTGGAAAAGAAGTTAGAAAGCGGACTGTATTGTGAGTTAGTAGAAAAGGAACTCAAAGACTCCTATGTGGAGTATACTTTACTGTATGATATGATCGCCAATCGAATTGGGATAGACGAAGTAGTGGCAGAAAATGGGACTCTGCGATTGATGAAAAATCAAGTATGGGCTTATGATTCTTTACCCCATATGTTAATCGCTGGTGGCACAGGTGGAGGGAAGACCTATTTCCTCCTCACCATTATCGAAGCACTATTGAAGTCAGATGCAGAATTGTTTATCCTCGATCCCAAAAATGCCGACCTAGCCGATTTAGGTACGGTGATGCCTCATGTTTATTCACAAAAGGAAGAAATTTCTGCTTGTGTGGAAGATTTCTATGAACGTATGATGGCTCGTAGCAAGGCAATGAAAGAAATGTCTAACTACAAAACAGGAGAGAATTATGCCTATCTTGGACTTCCACCCAACTTTTTAATCTTTGATGAATACGTGGCTTATATGGAGATGTTAACGACGAAAGAAAGTGCGGTGATTTTGAATAAGCTCAAACAAATCGTGATGTTGGGTCGTCAATCTGGTTTCTTTCTGATTTTGGCTTGCCAAAGGCCGGATGCGAAATATTTAGGAGACGGAATCCGCGATCAATTCAACTTTCGCGTGGCTTTGGGTCGTATGAGTGAACTCGGATATTCCATGATGTTTGGGGAGGTCGAAAAAAACTTCTTTATGAAGCACATCAAAGGTCGAGGTTATGTGGATACAGGTGGCAGTGTGATTAGTGAGTTTTATACGCCACTTGTACCAAAAGGGTATGATTTCTTAGATTCAATTAGTAAATTAGAAAAGATGAATGATTGAGTGATCTTCAATACTGACTTTATACTTCAAGTAACGTATAATACTTTTATATAGTAGGAAGAAAGGGGATAATTAATATGGAAAGTAATGATTCTTATTTAGAGTATGCAAAAGCAAATAAGGATAAGTTTATTTCTTATATTATCAAAGGGAAATCCCCCGAAGTTGGACGAGACGCAGTTTTTATGGCAGGGAGTCCTGGAGCTGGAAAATCAGAGGTTGCCATTGGATTAGCTGAGAATTATGATAACCATGTGATTATTGATGCGGATTACTTTCGCACCCAGTTTCCTGATTATAATGGAAAAAACTCTAGTCTCTTTCAAAAAGCATCTTCTTGGTTGGTAGAGCAGGCATTTAGATATGTCTTAGATCATGGCTATTCTTTTATTCTGGATGCAACTTTTGCAATATTAAGTGCTGAAAAAAATATCTCGCGGGCGTTGAAAAAACATTTTCGAGTGACGATTTTCTACGTTTATCAAGACCCTAAAATCGCTTGGAAATTTACACAAGAACGTGAAATTGCAGAGGGACGTCATGTGCCGAAAAAGGCATTTATTAACGCTTTTTTCAAATCAAGAGAGAACATTGCAAAAGTAAAGAGTAAACATCCAGATGTATTGCTTCATATCATAATAAAAGATTATACGAATAATATTTCCGAAGTTCATTATGCTGCGGACAATCTAGAATTATTTTTACCACTAGGGTATAGTAGGAAAGATTTGGAGGTTCAATTACATGACTGATAAAGAACAAGTAACGAAAATTGTAAAGAAATACAATAAGAGCATTGCGGATTTATCGGAAAATGCTACTGCAAAAGAGTTCAAAACGGTGATTAAATATGTAGCCGATCAGGCCAATGAAAAACAACGGAAATTAGTTGGATTAAATAAAAAATAGTAGGACAAATTAATAATGTATGAGCCAAGAGCAAAATGTTCTTGGCTTTTTTCTTTGCAATGAATGAGGTAATGTATGAGATTTTTAGATTTATTCGCCGGTATTGGTGGCTTTCGTTTAGGTATGGAACAGGCGAGCCATCATTGTATCGGTTTTTGTGAAATTGATAAATTTGCTAGACGTAGTTATAAAGCAATTCATGATACAAGTAAGGAGGTGGAAATGCATGACATCACAAGTGTATCAGATGAGTTTATTCAATCCCTCGGACCAGTTGACATCCTTTGCGGCGGATTTCCGTGTCAAGCTTTTTCAATTGCGGGAAAGCGACAAGGATTTTCCGATACTCGAGGTACTTTATTCTTTGAAATCGCTCGGTTCGCCGCTCTTCTCCGACCTAAGTTTTTATTCCTTGAGAACGTCCGGGGATTGCTCAATCACGAAGGAGGAGCTACGTTCGAGACGATCCTCCGAACGCTGGATGGATTGGGGTATGACGTGGAGTGGCAGGTGCTTAACTCAAAGGCCTACATTCCCCAAAGCCGGGAGCGTATCTTCCTTATCGGACATTCTCGAGACGCATGTACCGAACAAGTATTTCCTATCATTGGACCGTCTTCAACATCTGATCAAAACATCAGAAATTTGGTAAATATCAATCCTTCCAATCGAGGAATGGGTGGACAAGTCTATGGTTCAGATGGCATAGCGCCAACCTTAACAGGTGATGAAGGAATCAAAATCGCACTGCCAGCAAGGGATGGAATCTCTGTAGCAGGACTATTACCGGGAAAGTTTGAACAAGGTAATCGAGTTTATGAAGTTACTGGAACCGCCCCCACCTTGTCCACGAAACAAGGTGGTACAAAAATCATGATTTGAAAAAATGAAACAGAATATCAAGAGGTGAAGCCAGGAGACAGTGTGAACCTGGCTTTTCCTAATTCCACAAGTCGCCGAGGTCGTCTGGGAAAACAGAGTGTTCATACTTTACTGACAGGAGACCAACAAGCGATTGTCACGGATCAGTATCAAATTCGGAAGCTAACACCTAGAGAGTGTTGGCGACTTCAGGGCTTTCCCGATTGGGCTTTTGATCGAGCTTCTCAAGTCAATTCAGATAGTCAGTTGTATAAGCAAGCCGGAAACTCTGTAACAGTTCCGGTCATTTTTGATATTGCCAGAAGATTAAAGGAGGTACAAAAGTGTGATTTATGATGAGTTGGTTGGAGAAATTTATTGGGTGATTGGAAAGATTCAGTCAGACCCAGAATTAGAAGAACAATTGCGACGGTTAAACTTTGATATTCGCAAGAATGGTGTCAAAGTCGCTGGCGATCCATATTTAATGAATGAGGAGATGGATGCTCGAATTGAAATAAACCAAGTAATTGCAGAATTTGAGCGGATTGCGGACCAAGCAAAAGAACCGGATATTCGTCAATACTTGTTAGAAATGAAAGCAGAGTTGGAAGTAAATGGTATTACAGATGAGTAACCTAAACCAACACAACTGACTGTTAGGCGCTGACCGCGGAGGATTCGCGAAGCAGAAATCCTCCGTGGTGCTGTGCCTGTTCATGGACGGCGTTAGCCGGCCATGATGTCTCACCCCCCGTATCTAACAGGGGGGTACAAAAACACAAAAAACAAGCAAGCAGCGATTAAGAATGGTTGTCATGACGAGGATAGTTAGCTGTTTGAACAGGTGTTAACTCATTTTGAAAAGTTAACACCTTATTTGGAGGTGAAAACTTGGTACAACAGAACTTAGATTATCGTTTACTAAAAGATCGGCGCAATCAATATGGTGTTTCTCAAAATAAATTGGCTACTGCTTGTGGATTGAGTCGCCCCTATTTGAATCAAATCGAAAATGGTGGCGTAACTACATCTACAAAAACTATGAGAAAAATTTTTGACCAACTGGAAAGTTTCAATCCCGATTTGCCTTTGACGTTACTGTTTGATTATGTAAGGATTCGTTTTCCGACAACGGATGTTCAAAAAATTGTTCAAGAGATTTTGCATTTGAAATTTGACTATATGCTTCATGAAGACTATGCCTTTTATTCGTACCAAGAACAATACATCATGGGTGATATTGTGGTGATGCTTTCTCATGAGGAAGAGAAAGGCGTTCTTTTAGAATTAAAAGGTCGTGGTTGTCGGCAGTTTGAAACTTTTTTGCTCGCTCAAAAGCGTAGCTGGTACGACTTTTTCGATGATTGCTTAAAAGCTGGAGGCGTCATGAAACGCTTGGATTTGGCAATCAATGATCGAGTTGGCTTATTGGATATTCCTGAGTTGACGAAAAAATGTCAGAAGGAAGAATGTATCTCCTTATTCCGGACTTTTAAGAGTTACCGCTCGGGTGAACTTTTGAAAGCTGATGAAAAGGATGGAATGGGAAATACTTTGTATATCGGAAGCCTTAAGAGTGAGGTTTATTTTTGTTTATACGAAAAAGACTATGAACAATATATCAAATTGGGAATTCCGTTAGACAAGAGCGAAACGAAGAATCGCTTTGAAATTCGATTGAAAAATGACCGTGCCTACCATGCAATACAAGACTTGTTAAAAGGTCGAAGTATTGAGGGTACCACATTTTCCATTATCAACCGTTACTTACGGTTCACGGATAAAGTTGAAGGGAAACGGCGAACAAACTGGCCGCTAAATGAACGATGGGGTCGCTTTATCGGGCGAAATCGCAAGGAAATTCAACTGACTTCTGACCCCAAACCTTATACTATCGAGCGAACACTGAGCTGGCTAGGTCGACAGGTAGCACCTACGTGGAAGATGGCTAAGGAGTTAGATCGGTTAAATCAGACGACTTATATTCTTGATATGGTACAGAATGCTCAGCTATCGGATCGGCATAAAAAGATTTTGGAACAACAAAGTATGGCAATAGAAAACTTGATTATATGAAAAGAGGAAGCAGTATGCTTGGTATTACCGTGATGTGCTTAATTCATACAAGTGCGGCTGCAGATCGAGTAATGGAAAGGAAAGTGATAAAATGAATTTCGGACAAAATTTATATCAATGGTTTTTAACCAATGCCCAATCTTTAGTCTTATTGGCAATTGTGGTCATTGGTTTATTTTTAGGCTTCAAACGTGAGTTTTCCAAGCTGATTGGTTTTTTGGTGATTGCGCTGATTGCGGTAGGACTGGTCTTCAACGCTTCTGGTGTGAAAGATGTCTTACTCAACTTGTTTAATCGGATTGTCGGTGCGTAAGGGGGACCATTATGGAGCAGATGCGTGTATATATTGCGAACCTTGGAAAATATAACGAAGGTGAATTGGTGGGGGCTTGGTTTAGCCCACCTGTCGATTTTGACGAAGTGAAAGAACGGATTGGTTTAAATGACGAATACGAAGAGTATGCGATCCATGATTATGAGTTGCCTTTTGAGATTGATGAATATACACCAATTGAGGAAATCAATCGGTTGTGTGGTTTAGCAGAGGAACTAGAAGGAACACCGATTGGTGAAGTTGCTTTGGAAATCCAACATGCTTTCTTCAACTCTTTTGAGGAAATGGTGGAGCATGTGGATGATATTATCTGTTATCCCGATTGTAACGATATGAGTGATGTGGCGTATTATTTGATTGAAGAAACAGGTGCTTTTGGAGAGGTGCCTACACACTTGCAAAACTATATTGACTATGAAGCATATGGACGTGACTTGGAACTAGAAGGAAATTATCTTGTGACAAATAGAGGAACATTTGAATTCATAGGATAAACATTTTCATGATATAGGTTTAGGGATATAATTATTGATAAATATATAATGCTGGAGGTTATGATTATTATGAATTTTGACTTTGACCTTAAATCATTTATAGACATATTTGTCCCTGTACTAACTTCATTTGCAGTATGTTTTATCACACTTTTTTTTACAAATAAACAACATAAAAAAGCGATGAAACAGCAAGAGAGACAACATGAGGAATCACTTGATTTATCAAAGCAACAATATGCTGATGAAAAACAAAGAAATGAAGAGCAGGACCGTCTAAGTTATTACCCTTATTTAAAACTTATACCCAAAATATCTGAACACCGTTTTGCTGGTAAAATGGTAAAGTCTGACGAAAATGATGTTTTTAAATTACCATTTGAGCTTATTAATGAAGGTCTGGGAATGGCTTTTTCAATTGACTTTGTGTATTTAGAAGAAACTATCAACACAAACGACCATGAAGTAAATCTATTATCATTACTTTCGGCTCAAAAACATATTGATGATAGTCTGGATGCGTTAGGAGTTTCAGCGCCTATTGATACAGATATTCTAAGAGTAGGGAAAAAAACAGAATTTGAATTATATTGGATGAAATATAATAACGAAGTAATGAGTATCCCTAAAGATTCAGTGAGTAAATGGGAAATAAAAATACGGTTTAGTGATTTTCAAGATAGAATATATCAACAAAGATATACTTTTATTACTTCAGCTGGATACCAAGAAATCCACAGATTATGGTCTGATAAACCTCAGTTGATAGATTGAAAGTTGGAATACACTTTTAAAAAGAAAATTAATATTCATGCAGAGTCGTCTTTATCAGGCGCTTTTTTAGGAAGTGAAACTAATGAAAAAAATAAAAAGCTATACCAGTATCTGGGCAGTTGAAAAAGTCATTTACGCAATCAATGACTTTCAGCTGCCTTTTCCTGTAACCTTTAATCAAATGGCTTGGTTTGTCTTATCCTTGCTGTTTGTCATTGTGTTTGCTCATATGCCTCCACTATCTATGATAGAGGGGGCATTTTTAAAATACTTGGGCATACCTGTGGCAGTCACTTGGTTTATGTCGCAAAAGACCTTTGATGGAAAGAAGCCATTAGGGTTTTTACGATCCTTTATTAGTTATCACTTGCGATTTAAGGTTACTTTTGCAGGAAAGAAAGTCAAAGAACAGAAAAAACGATGGGATGAACCAATCACCCTAGTGAGGAGTGTGAATTATGTACCCGATTAAATATATTGAAAATAATCTTGTTTTTAACCAAGAGGGAGAGTGCTTTGCTTACTACGAACTAGTCCCTTACAATTACTCCTTCTTATCACTTGAACAGAAGTATCAAGTCCACGATAACTTTCGCCAATTGATTGCGCAAAATCGTGAAGGTAAGATTCATGCGTTACAAATTGCGACAGAAAGCAGCATTCGTGCCACGCAGGAACGGTCGAAAAAAGAGATAACTGGTCGTTTGAAAGAAGTCGCAAAACAGAGAATCGACTTACAGACGGATGCATTGGTATCGATGATTGGCGATAGTCAAATTGACTATCGCTTTTTTATTGGCTTCAAACTGATTGTCACAGACGAAGAAGTAAACCTGAAAAGTCTCAAGAACTCTTTTTTATCCGGACTTCAAGAGTTTGTCTATGGAGTGAATCATCATTTGATGGGTGATTTTGTTTCGTTATCCAATGAAGAAATTCGCCGGTATACTAAGCTTGAAAAATTGATGGAAAGTAAATTGGCTCGTAGATTCAAAGTAAGACGAGTAACACCTAGTGATCTAACTTATTTGATTGAACACATTTATGGAGAAAAAGGAACACCATTTGAAGAATATGAATTTCAGTTGTCTAAGAAAAAACTAAAATCTGAAACATTGATAAAGCGCTATGACCTACTTCGCCCAAGTCGCTGTTTGATTGAAGAGAAGCCTCGGTACTTACACATGGAACATGAAAATCATGAATCTTATGTGGCCTATCTAACGATTAATACGATTGTCGGTGAGATGGAGTTTCCATCTTCTGAACTCTTTTATTACCAGCAACAACAATTCACTTTCCCAATCGACACGAGTATGAATGTAGAAATCGTGACGAATAAAAAGGCACTGGCGACAGTTCGCAATAAGAAAAAAGAACTGAAAGACTTAGACAACCATGCGTACCAGTCCGACAATGAAACCAATTCCAATGTCTTGGATGCGTTGGACTCCGTGGATGAACTAGAAACAACGTTGGATCAATCCAAAGAATCCATGTACAAATTAAGCTATGTTGTTCGAGTGAGTGCAGAATCATTGGATGAATTAAAACGTCGGTGTGATGAGGTTTTAGATTTTTATGATGATACCAATGTAAAATTGGTTCGTCCCTTTGGCGATATGATGGGACTTCATGAAGAGTTTTTGCCAGCTAGCAAGCGATACATGAATGACTATATCCAATATGTTACTTCTGATTTTCTTGCTGGGCTTGGCTTTGGGGCAACCCAAATGTTAGGAGAATTGGAGGGAATTTATTTTGGCTACAATGTGGATACTGGACGCAATGTTTATCTTAAACCGGCATTGGCTTCACAAGGGGTCAAAGGTTCCGTCACCAATGCACTGGCCGCCGCTTTTCTTGGTTCACTTGGTGGTGGGAAATCCTTTAGTAATAATCTTTTAGTTTACTATGCTGTCCTGTTTGGCGGTCAAGCGGTGATTGTTGATCCCAAAGGAGAGCGTGGTAGCTGGAAAGAAACCTTACCAGAAATTGCGAGTGAAATTAATATCCTCAACCTAACCAGTAAACCAGAAAATCAAGGGTTACTTGATCCCTATGTGATCATGAAGAAAAAGAAGGATTCTGAAAGTCTAGCAATTGATATTCTGACTTTTCTAACTGGAATTTCTAGTCGGGATGGAGAGAAATTTCCCGTTTTACGAAAAGCTATTCGAACCGTTACCCAAAGCAATCAACGTGGGTTGTTACAAGTCATTACCGAGCTTCGAAATGATGGGACACCAGTTGCGGAAAATATTGCTGATCATATTGAATCGTTTACCGATTATGATTTTGCGCATTTACTTTTTTCAGATGGTTCAATTACACAATCGATTAGTTTAGAGAAACAATTGAATATCATTCAGGTGGCAGATTTGGTTTTGCCGGATGCGGAGACTACATTTGAAGAGTACACTACGATGGAATTGCTTAGTGTTTCCATGTTGATTGTTATCTCCACATTTGCCTTGGATTTTATTCATAGCAATCGAGAAATTTTCAAAATCGTGGATTTGGATGAAGCCTGGAGCTTCCTTCAAGTCGCACAAGGAAAAACTCTTTCGAATAAACTAGTTCGTGCTGGCCGTGCTATGAATGCCGGCGTTTACTTTGTCACTCAAAATAGTGATGATTTATTAGATGAACGTCTGAAAAACAACATTGGGCTGAAATTTGCCTTTCGAAGCACAGATATTCATGAAATCAAGAAGACACTCGAATTCTTTGGTCTTGATCAAGAAGATGAAAGCAATCAAAAGCGTCTGCGAGATTTGGAAAATGGGCAATGTTTGATGCAGGACTTGTATGGTCGCGTTGGTGTGGTACAAGTGCATCCAGTCTTTGAAGAACTCTTCCATGCTTTTGATACACGCCCGCCTGTTCAAAAGAGAATGGAGTGAGGAGATGAAAAAGAAACTTTTACGGATTGTGGGAATAATTGCAATTAGTCTCTGCACCATTTTACTTCTTTTGAGTCTGATTGGAACAGTAGCGGAAGCAACTGGATTAGTTGATGATACCGTTAAATCTGGCAATCTCTATTCTCAATATTCACTTGATAACTATCAATTGGATTTCTTTGTAGATAGTTCGTGGGGCTGGCTGCCTTGGAACTGGGGCGATGGGTTAGGAAAGAGTGTGATGTACGGTCTCTACGCCATTACAAATTTCATTTGGACCGTTAGTTTGTATTTATCAAATGCGACCGGGTATGTGGTACAAGAAGCGTACAAATTAGATTTTATTTCGGATACGGCAGAAAGTATTGGGAAAAATATCCAAACGCTAGCCGGTATTACTGAAAATGGATTACAGGTCTCGGGTTTCTATTTTGGATTTCTATTATTAATGATTTTAGCTCTAGGAGTCTATGTGGCGTATATCGGACTATTAAAGCGAGAAGCTACCAAAGCAGTCCGGGCTGTCATTAACTTTGTAACGATCTTCCTTCTCTCTGGTTCCTTTATCGCGTATGCGCCTACCTATATCACAAAAATCAATAACTTTAGTTCGGATGTTAGTGAAGCGGCTCTTAGTCTCGGAACAGAGCTCGTTGTGCCGAATTCGGAAAGCAAAGGAAAAGACAGTGTGGATTTGATTCGTGATAGTTTGTTTTCTATTCAAGTCCGACAACCTTGGCTCTTGTTGCAATTTGATGATTCCAACATAGAAGAAATTGGTGAAGACCGGGTCAATAAAATTTTATCTGTGAGTCCAGATGAAAATAAGGGAAAGGATCGAGAAGAAGCGGTAAAAGCTGAAATTGAAGACAATGACAACGCGAATCTAAGTATTACAAAGACCATGAACCGACTAGGGACCGTGGTCTTTTTGGTGTTGTTTAATATTGGTATCTCATTCTTTGTCTTCTTACTGACGGGGATTATGTTGTTCTCCCAAATTCTCTTTATCATTTTCGCCATGTTTCTGCCAATTAGTTTTCTGTTATCCATGTTACCAACTTATGAGAGCTTGGGAAAGAAGGCGATTATTCGTTTATTCAATACGATTATGATGCGAGCGGGAGTTACCTTAGTCATTACGACTGCTTTTAGTATCTCCACCATGTTTTTCAATATTTCAGCTACCTATCCTTTCTTTATGGTTGCGTTCCTGCAAATCGTGACCTTTGCCGGTATCTATTTCAAATTAGGTGACATCATGAGTATGTTCAATCTCCAAAGCAATGATAGTCAGTCAATGGGAAGGCGCATCATGCGGAAACCGCACATGTTGATGAACCGTAAATTGCGGCAACTCAATCGAAATGTGATCCGAACTCTGGCTTTTGGCGGTGGTGCAGCAGTTGGACATAAGTTGGCAAAGGAACAATCAAAATCCAAATTTAAGCCATCCGGTTCTTCTCTACGAAAGAATTCACGATTACCTAACGATCACGAGGTACCATCTGACTCGACTAAGGAGAATCCAGTTTCAAATAATAAGAAACAATCCCGAATGAATTTGGCTGGGAGAAAAATGGGCAAAGTTCTGGATACCCAAGCTTTGGTGAAAGATAAGACTAAACAAGTAAGGGATCAGGTAAGGAATACGCCGACCAACTTGAAATACAACTTCCACAAAGGAATTGAAAAGACGAAAAAAGCACCGAAAGAATTCAAGCGCGGACTTGTCCAAGAAAAAGCAAATCGAGCGGAGTTGAGAGAAAAACAACGACAACATAGAGATGAAAAAATGGCTGAAAAGCGCAAAGTATTGAACGAAACCGGTAATCATCATAAGAAAAGAAGGGAAAATGTTTCGATAAAACCAGAGCGCCAACCTCAAAAAGATAGAGCGCCAAAAAAAGAAGCACCAAAACAGATTGTGAGAGTAAATCCGAATCCCGAAATCAAACGAAAACTATCTAGTCATGAAATTGTTTCAAAAAGAATAAGTCAACCATCAAGTAAGAAAAATTCTTTCCAACAAGTGAAACAGAGGTCTACTCTGCCCAAGCGAACCAATCAAAAAGTACAAAAAAGAATGAACCCTCGTCCAAAATCAAGGTCGGGTGAGAAAAAATGAATGTAAAGAAATTAAGTATCATTTCGTTAACCATCTTGACACTCTCCTTTATGGTCGTCTTGATGTGTGTGGGCTTGTTGTTTGGGGAAGACAGTGAAGGAAGTAATAGTTCAGGTGCTTCTTCTGGGGGAAGTAATGTCTCAGAAGAAGTTTTGAAACACCGAGCAATGGTGGAAAAATATGCCAAGGAATCAAACATCTCAGAATATGTCCTGATTCTTTTGGCGATTATTCAAGTGGAATCTGGTGGCACAATGGAAGATGTGATGCAGAGTTCGGAGTCAGCCGGGTTGCCACCGAATTCATTAAGTACCGAGGCATCCATCAAACAAGGATGTCTCTATTTTGCGTCTTTGGTTAAGCGTTCCAAAGAACTAGGGTGTGATCAAGATAGCATTATTCAAGCGTATAACTATGGTGGCGGGTATCTGGATCATGTCGCGAAAAACGGGAAGAAGCATAATTTTGCTTTAGCCGAATCTTTTTCAAAGGAAAAATCGAGCGGCCAAAAAGTTGATTACCCTAATCCCATAGCGATTAAGAAAAATGGTGGGTGGCGGTATAACTATGGCAATATGTTTTATTGCTTATTAGTGAAGCAATACCTAACTACAACACAGTTTGATGATAAAACAGTCCAAGGGATTTTTGATGAGGCGTTTAAGTATGAAGGAACGGCTTATGTGTTTGGTGGAGCAAGTCCCGAAACTGGGTTTGATTGTAGTGGCTTGACTCAATGGTGTTATGCCAAAGTTGGTCTGAAACTTCCTCGGGTGGCTCAAGATCAGTATAATGCCATGACCCATATTGATGTAAAAGATGCCAAACCAGGTGATTTGGTTTTCTTTCATTCGACTTATGATGCCGGTACTTATGTGACCCATGTCGGTATTTATGCAGGAGAGAATCGCATGTTTCATGCAGGAGATCCAGTGGGCTGGACAAATCTAACAGAAAGCTATTGGCAGCAGCATCTTATCGGTGCTGGACGGTACAAATAAGAGAAAAGAGGAAAAAACATGAAGATAAAAATTGAACGGAATCAAAAGGAAAAGAGCCCAAAAAAGAATAAAGAACGAGTCATTTCAGTGGGCAAGCATCGAAAAATGGTGCTTGCTCTTTGGCTTTTATTGTCTTGTAGCCTTGCTTTTGGAATCTACAGAAATTTCACAGCCATTGATCAGCATACGACTCATGAAAAAGTAGTTATAAAAGAGAAGGTAGTGAATACTTCAGGCGTTGAAAGTTTTACAGAGGATTTTGCGAAAGAATATTTTTCATGGAGAAATAACAAGGAAGCAATTGAAAAGAGAATGAGTAATCTCGAACAGTACCTTACAGAAAACGGTCTCGCTTTAAGCCAAGATATGGTTCGAGCAGATATTCCCACGAGTTCCGAAGTTCAATCTATAAAAATTCTAGATGTTGAAAAACACTCGGAAGAATTTATCGTTTCATTTTTAGTCGAGCAACAGATTACAGAGGGAAAAAAGACACAATCAATTTCTTCTGCATATCGAGTGACAATCTTTGAAGATGAAAATGGGAGCCATATAGTAACGAGTTTGCCTACTATGATTGCAAAGCCAGAAAAGGCAAAATATGAATCAAAACAAATAGGAATCGAATCTGACATTGATGCTAAAACCACGGAAGAAGTCACCGATTTTTTAGAGACCTTTTTTAAACTGTATCCATCAGCATCGGAAAAGGAACTTGAATACTATGTTGAAAACAAAGCAGTTCAGCCAATTAATAGTAATTTGAAATTAGTTGAATTGGTTAATCCTACTTTTAAACTGAAAGGAAAAGAAATTCAAGGAGAAATTTTTGTTAAGTATCTTAATAATACAACTAAAGTAAGCAATATCTTTGAATTTACCCTTACTCTCCAAAAGGTAAAAAATTGGAAAATTATAGATATTGGATAAAAATTAATCTATAATTAGATGTTTAGCAAAAGCATATTCATAAATATGATACTTAGAAAAAACAAAACTATAATAGTTGTATCCGTCATTTCCAAATTTCAATTTTCACATGCCTATTCTTAATAGCAAACTCAGTGATTTTTATTGCATCAGAAAGATTTAGTTTTTCTACATTTCTCTCGCCACTTTTTAGTTTTTTTGCTGTACTTAAGCTAATCCCTGATCCAGATGCTATCGCGTTTGCGGTAGATTCTTGTAAAACTTCTTTGATTAATTTAATATCAGCTATTCCTTGATTCAAAAATCTTCTCTCCTTTCTCAGATAGTTAATTTGGAAAAACTTTAAGGGGACTACTGTGGTCTTTAGGATGATTTATCAGAGGACTACAGTGGTCTTTTTAACTAGTAATAGGGACTCTAGAAAAAGTTTAAACTTTTTCCATATAGCTTGTTTTGCAAATTAAAATTAATATCACAAAATAAGTGTTAATTTTTCGACTTTTTGCGTTTATCTTAAACCTTATTTATTGGTATTTTAGCATGCTATATACATGTCATACAAGAAACTATAATTTTATAAATTCTAGGAAAGCTCCTACTTGGTTAATTCGTTTTAAACAATCGTCTTAAAAAGAGCTCTTAAAGATTTCATAATCTTTAGAGCCCACTACTACTATATTCCCTAATCCATACTTCTAATAAAATGCTCTTTTTCTTTTTAGTTCCCAAATAATAAGGTTTTCGGATCAACTAACATGCTTTGAGAAAGACTACTATCTTTGCAAATTTCCAAATGGAGGTGTGGTCCTGTACTATTCCCAGTACTTCCTACATAGCCAATCATTTGTCCTTGCACAACGTTGTCTCCAGTTTTTACTAAGTATTGTTGTTGGTGAGCATATAACGCTGTTGATCCATCTTCGTGTTGTATAACAACGTAATTTCCCCAAGAATAGTGAAACTCTGCTTTAATAACTTTACCAGCTTTAACTGCATGAATCGGTTCACCTTGTGCAGCTGCCATATCAAGTCCTCGATGGAACTCATCTCCACGATTTCCAAACAAACTAGATATTGAATAATTATGAATAGGTATTTGATATCCGTTCTTATTCATTTGTGGTCCTTGAACTTCTTTGTCATAGTCAGTTAAATCATAGGTTTTAATTAATCCATTTAGCTTTAAATAGTATTGAGTATCTGTTGCATACCGTCCTGTAAGGAATTTAGTTGCTTCTCGATATGTTTTACTATTAGCTTTTAATGCTCCGGCATAAAAATCTTTATTTCCACTAATTCCCTTAGTTAATAATTTGGCATAATCTTCAAAACTTTCCTCATAGTTTTCATACACTCTAAATTTCGATTGAGTCTTATAAAGCGTTCCATTACCCAAATCTTCGTTTGTTACCATTATGACAAAGCTTCCATTATAAGTTCCTTTTATCCCAAATAAATTGTAATTCGGTGCCTGAGCTAATTGGCTTTGACCACTGGCAGATTCTAAGATTGCTTGTGCAATCATAACAGAAGCATATAAATCATATTTCTGACCAATTTTTCTCGCAGAATCACCAATTTTCATAATAAAATTTTCTACAGACTCATTTTTGTCAAAATGAATTTCTTCATTACCAGATAGTACTGGTTGTGATTGGAAAGTTTCTGTTGATTCTATTTGCTGTGATGTCGAAAAAGTTTTTGTTTGTCCTTCCGTTTTTGGCGCTTCCTTTTTTGAAGACTCTATATGGTTTGGCTTTGTAACTTTCGAAGAAGTTATTTCACTTGTACTACTTGAAGTTGTTGAAGATTCGGTACTTGAAATCGTACTACTTTCACTTGATGAAGTTGTTGAAGACTCGGCATTTGAAGTCATACTACTTTCACTTGATGAAGTTGTTGAAGACTCGGCATTTAAAGTCGTACTACTTTCACTTGATGAAGTTGTCAAAAGTTCACTACTCTCTGCTGTTACATCGGAATTACTCATTTCAGTCGTCTTGGTTCTTTCTTTTGCAATTTTGTATGTTGAATTTTCGCTTGCCAACACATGGAAAGGTGTTGCTATAAGGAGATGGGACATTAATAGAACTGCTGATGCAAGTTTTAAAGATTTTTTCATTTGATTTACCTCTCTTTTTTTCTTTAATAGTGTTTTCTATTAAAAAATATGACAAATATTTTCAATGAATTGAGTAATACAGTATATTTCTTGATTTCATTTAGTAACGATTATGCTCCACTATTTAATCCTGTTACTGCCTTTAAAATAAAATTATAGGGTTGACTAAAACTAGGATGAAATAAATAATCTAACATTTTCAATTTGTCTAATGTAATTTGCTCTTCTATAGCAAGAGAGAACATTGTCAATAATCCAGATAGATCTTCTTGACTATAAAATTGTACACCTACTATTCTCTTTGCTTTTTTTTCAAAACTAATTCTTAATTTTACAATACTGTTTTTTTTAGAAAAAATCGGTCTAATATAATCTTCTATTTCTATATAATCTATAGACTTATTTAATAAGCGTGCTGTTTTTAAATTCAAACCTGCTGCATAAAAATTGTGACCAAATATAGAAAATCCATTTGTGAATTGGGAACCAGAAGGTGTAAAATTTTGATTGTTAATATGTTGAGTTGCAATATAAGCCGTTCTTAGAGCATTAGAGATAGAAAAATCAACGCTACTTCTATTAATTGATGTAAAAAAAGTTGTAGCACAATCTCCAATAGCATATATGTCTTTTATATTTGTTTGTTGGTATTCATCCGTTAGATATGCTCCACTAACATCTCTCAAGAACTCCTTTTTCCCTATTGGACTATGAGATAGGAATCCTATAGCTTGTATGACCATATCCATAGCGTATTTGTTATCTCTTGTAGTCACTATTTTTTCAATCTTTTCTTTTCCTAAATACTTTTTAGGACTTTCTGATAAACAAAGATGTATCCCGTTTTTTGATAGTATTTCTTCAACTTTATCTGAAAAACTACGGTCGTAATAGGTCGACAACACTCTATCTGCAACATCGAAAAGATACACTTCTTTCCCTCTTTTTCTTATAGCTTCAGCAATTTCAACTCCAATATATCCTGCTCCAATAATTCCTACTTTTTTAATAGTACTATCATCCAAAGCTTTAAAAATCTCTTTTGCATTTGGAAAATTCTTTATCGAAAAAATATTAGCTAAATTATTCCCCGGTATATCTAACATAATTTGCTTTGAACCTGTAGCTAATATAACTTTGTCATATTCTTGAGAGAATCTTGTACCATCTTTTTTTACACAAATAATCTTTTTATTTTGAATATCAATTTTGTCAGCTACTGTCTCCAAAAACAACTTTTTTATCTTAGAATTTAGTTCTCTTCTATTTTGATAAAAAAGATCTTTTAAATTGCTAACTTCTCTTTTTATGAACAACGCTGTCCCACATTCTAAGTAACTAATTTCTGATTTTTTATCTATCAGAATAACTTCATAATTTGAATCACTTAAGTTTAGGAACTGAGCTGCGGCTAGCCCCGAATGGTTTGAACCAATAATTACTATTTTTTCCACTCAATCACTTTCTTTTTTCTTCTATAATCTATAAAAAGTATACTCATCTTTAACTAACACTTATTTCTCATCATAAAAAAACAAAAAGAGGAAGAAAAAGATTCTTCCTCTTCTCAGAGAAGACTTAAGAAATTGATTTTCTATTCATTCTCTTTTTTTCGATTTTTATACCCTAATAATCCTAAAGTTCCTAACAATATTAAACCACCGCTAATAGTAAAGATATTACTGTCAATTTCTCCCGTCTTAGGAAAAACTTTTGAGGACTGGCTTTTGCCTCTATTTTTGTCTTGATTGCTATTGCTACCTTGATTATCAGTCTTACCTTTATTATCGTTTTTTCCACTGTCTTTTGTGTTGGAAGAAACAACTACATCAGTAGGTTCACTAGTATTACCAGATTCATCAGTTGCAGTTACTATCACTTTTGTTCCTGCCTCTAATTTAGGAACTTTAACTGTAAAATTACCATTCTCATCAGCTGTCCCATGGTATTGACTTCCGTCTGGTAATGTAACTGTTACCTCTGCATTTGGTTCAGTTTTACCAGTAACAATTTGGTCACCCTCTGTAATAGGATCAACTTGAGGTTTATTCGGTGCTTTTTTATCTACTACAGAAATAGTAACTTCTACTTCTTCTTTAGATCCATCTGGATATGTTACTACAACAGTGCCTTTTTTGTTTCCAGCTGTACTAACATCTACTTTTTCTTTCCAAGTATAAGTAGTTCCTTTTGGTAAATCTTCTTTGTTCTTAATTCCCTCAGATGCATCTGGCTCTTTATTTAAGTCTGTAGTCACTTTTTGTCCTTCAGGATTGTATTTATCTGCATCGGAACGAGTATCTGTCACTGTAACGTCTACTTCAACTTCATCAGATGATCCATCTGGATATGTCACTATAATAGTGCCTTTTTTGTTTCCAGCTGTGCTAACATCTACTTTCTCTTTCCAAGCATAAGTAGTTCCTTTTGGTAAATCTTCTTTGTTCTTAATTCCCTCAGATGCATCTGGCTCTTTGTTTAAGTCTGTAGTCACTTTTTGTCCTTCAGGATTGTATTTATCTGCATTAGAACGATTGTCTGTCACTTCTACTGGAACTTTCACTGTATCTTTCGTACCGTCTGGATACGTTACTTCAATGACACCTTCGTAATTGCCTGGTGTGTTGGTATCAATTGTACCGCCAGGAGTAACATCTGTTACTGTTGTTCCTTCTGGTAATGTTGGCAAATTAGTAACATTATCTGTTAAATCTACTGTGCCTCCAATTTCTACTTTTTCGCCTTCTACTGTTGGTTCATATTTATCGGCGTCAGAACGATTGTCTGTCACTTCTACTGGAACTTTCACCGTATCTTTCGTACCGTCTGGATACGTTACTTCAATGACACCTTCATAATTGCCTGGTGTATTGGTATCAATTGTACCGCCAGGAGTAACATCTGTTACTGTTGTTCCTTCTGGTAATGTTGGCAAATTAGTAACATTATCTGTTAAATCTACTGTGCCTCCAATTTCTACTTTTTCGCCTTCTACTG